GCTAATCCTGAACCTACCAAAGGGGATCACCGCAGTCAGTATTTCTCCGACTCTTATATTATACCACAAAAAAAGGGTTCGTCAAGAACCCTATAAAATTGCTTTCATAATAAACTCTTTAGATAATATAGGATCATCAAACAGATCTAATTGTATTTGATCTGCATCTACCTCAACATCATCCTTATTCTTACGAGAATGCAACCAATAATACGTACCATCCTCTCTCTTATAAAAGTAACTGGTGTTGTGTGAGTCAAGACAAAACACAGAAACTAAATTAGGATATGTAATCTTACGATTTGGATCTGGTTTGGTTGATTTACCCATGCTTCCATACATGGGTTCCTTACCACTACCATGAGCAGGAGGTATGTTCCTTATTTCAAATAAATCGTATCCCTTAACCATTAAAGATAATCTTTTCTTGCATGATGTTCTGGAACTATCTTACCCAACTTAATGGTAAGAAGTCCATCTTTGAATTGAACCTCTCTGACTTCAAAATCTTCTGAAAGTGCCCACTCTCGTGTGAAACTTCTCTGAGCCAATCCTTGATGGATATACTCGGATCCTGCCTCTTGATTAGTTTCTTTTTTACCTTCAACGAATAGTTTTCCATATTCAGTATAAACATTAATTTCATCTTTATTAAATCCTGCTAGGGCAATCTCTAAAAGAGACTCAACATTATTTACCTGAACAAGATTATATGGTGGATAATTTGATGTGGTTTCGTAACTATTAAAAAAGCGGTCAAGGTAATCATCCATACCTATGCCGTTCTTTGAAATTATTTTCATCAACTCTGGTAAGTTTGCAGAGTGATACCTTTGTAGTGAATTCATAGTTCTCCTTAGTAAGCGAGTGTTAATTGTTGTCCCCGAAGGCGACACTACTAATTATACATATAATCCTTTTAAAGGTGATTCGGAAAACTCTTCAAGTCTGGTTCGGGTGTCCTCCCAATCCTTGACGTGGTACGTATAACCGCCCCTCTTTTTAACTTCAACTGCTAATGGATAATCATTTCCCATCTCATCCATACGATCTCCAAAGAAATGTAATTCATCATCAAAAGAAAAATCTCTTATAATTTGACCTTTATCAGATCCTTTTGAAGATATATCTATACCTGTCTCACCGCCAACAAATGCAAACAACTCAGGAAATTCTAAGTTAAATCTATTTGCAATATCAATTCTTTCATTCATTAATTTATCCCACTCTTTATAAATTTTTCTCTCTTCAAATAAAGCATTCCTTCCTAAAATACTAAAATTGACACAACCAGATCTTTTCTCAATATGATTACCTGTCTTTAAAGTAAACTGACTATAATCTAATTCATCTAATAAAAATCTTCTTGCGTCATCAGGAAGTGTCCAAGGATTTCGATAAACTAAATTTCCTCTTTCATAGATATCATTTCCAGCACAATTGTAAACTCTCTTTGCTCTATTATAAACATCTAATCCAATTTGTTCAATAGTTTTTTCACGATTACTTCCGGTCACAAGATACACGTCATGCTTACAAGAAAATATTATGAACTTTGCCATAAAGGAAATGTCCATATATGTTCTACTTGGAGTTAATGTACCATCAATGTCAAATATAAATTTTTTCAATTACTCTTCAACTTTTTTCTTTTTACTTCCAATATTATACTTTGTTTCTAGAATCCAGTCACCTTTATCTTTATATGCTAACACTTTGATTTGATTTAAAGGTGCAATATCTTTAATCTTTAATCCATCAACTATACCAATTAATCCCCAATCAACTAATAACTGAACAATACGATTACGTCTTTGAATATCATTCTGTGTTAGATTTGCATGTTTACCATCTAACGCAAATAGTTCTTTAAAATGTACTAAGAAATATCTACCTTGCTTATGCAGAATATGACAAGATTGATAAATTTTCTTTTCCTTTCGAGATGCCACTCCAATTCTTGTAAGTGTCTCACGAACCTTCAAAAAATCATCTGGTTCATTTAAAAGCACTTCAACCATTTGGTCTGGTGACCATTTCACCTCAGGTTCTTGAACAAAACTCATGTTCCTCCAATATCAAATTTAGATTTAATAAAATCAAGTTGTTCCTTTGATAAGATTTTCAATGCTTGCTTTGCTTTTTCATTACTATAACCATAATAACGTTTAACATTATCAAGATTATTAATTAAATCCTTACGAATCCAAGGAGAAAATCTTTTCTTAGTTCTCAGTGTATTTATAAAAAAGTCATATTGCATCTTCTTCGGTAAAAAAGAATACATATTCATTTCATTTGCAAACATCACCGCATCAAGATGTCCAGACAAACAACGGTTAATTATGTAAGGTGGATAATTCTTTTCGACTGATGGATCTTCATCAATCAAGTTTTTCTTTGTTTGATTGATTGAATTTAACCAGTCTTTTAATTCAGTCAACTTCTTCCTCCATACTTCGATTTACAATTATGATTCGATTATTCTTATAATCTGGCACAAATTCTAGATAGTCATCAATATCCCAACACAACTCTTCGTAGAGAGTATTAAGTCTATCCATATCTTCCCAAAGATCATTTGGTTCGTGTTTCATTTGACTAAACCCTCTGTTTTTAACTTATTATAATTATAACATCCATCAAAACTAAATCTAATTTTTGCGTGATTGTTATAGTTTAATAACAATAATTCCTTTCTTTTTTGTTGTTCACGCATATATTCACCCACAGATCTCATAGTATAAGTATGATCAAATTCGACTGCATTCCAGTTACTAAATCGATCTTTAATTAATTGACTTGAATTGTAACTTACCATCATATCAATCTGATGTTTATCACAATCCTCTGCAAATTGATCATGATCAAATCCCTTATGCATCGAACCTTTCTTACCATATAAATTATCCTTAATATCATAAGGTGGATCTAGATACATAAAAATACCATCATGAATATCATTCTCCATTAAGTATTCATAAGAATATTCATTAATATACCAACCAGAAATTAGATTGGAATACTCAGGTAGTTTCTCAATCCCTCTTAATGAGAAGTTAGAATCTGATGCCTGTTTTGAAAATGATGAACTCTCAGTCAAACCACTAAAAGAACATTTGTTTACAATATAAAAAGCACAAGCTCTTTCTAAGCAATCAAACTTTTGGTCATTGATTCTTTCTTTTGATTCTAAAAATAATTCTCTTGCCGAGTCTGGATTTGGATGTGTTAATTTATAGTCTGTTAATTGATTTGATAATTCGGTTCCAAACTGTTGAAGTTGTATCCAGAAATTAATAAGTGGTTCATACAAATCATTTACTGTAATTTTTAAATGAGGATACTTCTTTGATATATGAAGTGCAACACTCCCACCACCAAGAAATGGTTCTCTAAACTCAGTATAATCTTTGAGATCTGGAAAGTGTTGATCCATCTTTGTGCAAGCACGAGACTTCCCACCAGGATATCTGAGTGGTGTCTTGAGAGATTTAGTAGAGAAACTCATCTTTTCTACCTTCTTTAATTTGATCAAATTCCATTCGAATCATAATAACTTCAGCAAGATCTTTTACTTCTTGTGACATTGAACGATACCCTGCACCAACATAAATTTGTCCTGCCATTACAGCGATAGTACAAGCACCCCAGAAGATATAATACTTGTTTGATTTCACTTGATGTTTTAATTTTGACATGTTTTTCATTTGAATTCACACTCCACCATAATTTCAGTTAATGCTGCCAAGAGATTTATTTCTTGGTCTGCTACGAAGGCAATTTGATACTGATAACGAGCAATAATGAGCACAGCAGCAGGAATGCTAGAGTTTTTAAGGGTGCCATAAAGAGCATCGTACACACGACGCAGAAGTACAGCAGGATCATTGTCCAAGTTATCGACCGTCCATTTACGTACCGCCGAAAAGTTTTTCTCTTTGAGGTTCTTTGTAAGTTCATCTATTGATACATTTGAAAATGTGACAAGTATGCCACTATCGATTTTACCACTAATTGAATATCTCTGACATTCATTTAAAACTCTTCTCCAATCTGGAAAATGTTTATTAATTAATTCAGCAATCACTTTCTTATCACTCTCAATCTTTTCCGTTTCAAGAATGTGATTAATTCGAGAAAAGAATTGTGCTGCTATTGCCGGTTTATCCTTTTTACTAACATTGAAGTCAACAACACTGCACCGACTATGGAGAGGTTCGATAATTTTATTTTTGTAATTGCAGGTGAAAATAAACCTGCAGTTTCCGGAGAACTCCTCAATACTCGCTCTGAGAAGGAGCTGTACGTCGGAAGTGGTATTGTCTGCTTCGTCAATGATGATGACTTTATGTTTCGACTCGCTTGTAAGAGAGACGGTAGATGCGAAGTTCTTTGCGTTCGTCCGAAC